GAGGAATTGAAGAAGAAATCGGCGGGGCAAAGGATGGATCGTATAGACGGTACAAATAAAAGATCGAAAAAAGTAAGAAATAGCATTACCCACGAATCAATTCCTGACTATGAGGAAAGTAGAGCTAGGACTGAGCATTTAAAGGCCGAGTTGCTGGAGTTAGAGCGTAAGCAGAAGGAAGATGATCTTGTTCCTATGACGGAAGTGCAGCGATCTTGGGAGAATATTGTTGCTACAGCTCGCACCAAGTTATTAGGAGTACCAGCAAAGGCAAAACAAAGGATTCCTGATCTGGATAACAATGCGATGAGTCACTTAGATGACATTATTCGTGAAGCTTTAGAGGAATTAGCGGAGCCACAAGCAGTATGAGTATTCTTGAGTTAGAGAAAAAAGCTTATTTAGCATTTAAGCCACCTAGAAGATTAACTTTAAGTGAGTGGGCAGATGAATTTGCTTATTTAAGTGCAGAATCTTCAGCAGAAGGTGGAAGATGGAGGACATTGCCCTACCAGAAAGGGATTATGGATGCAATTACTAATCCTGATATTGAACAAGTTACGGTAATGAAATCAGCTAGGGTTGGTTATTCTAAGATCTTAAATCATATTATTGCGTACCATATTCATCAAGACCCCTGCTCCATAATGGTGGTGCAGCCAACCATACAGGATGCGACTGGTTATAGCAAGGAAGAAGTGGCACCAATGATTCGGGACACTAAATGTTTACAAGGTTTAGTGAGTGATGCTAAGTCAAAAGATTCAACTAACACGTTACTTCAGAAGCAATATCCTGGTGGGACATTATCTTTGGTTGGAGCCAACTCAGCCACAGGCTTCAGGAGGGTAAGTAGAAGGATAGTCCTGTTCGATGAAACGGATGGTTATCCACCATCAGCAGGTACAGAAGGAGATCAAATCAAGCTTGGTATTAAGAGGACGGAATATTTTTGGAATAGGAAAATAGTTGCTGGTAGTACTCCTACGATTAAGGACTTCAGCAGGATTGAGAAGTTATTTAACCAGACAAATCAGCAGAGATACTATGTGCCATGTCCAAAATGCGGTCATTATCAGTATTTAAAATGGCCTAATTTAATTGCGACTGTTAAAGAGAATGATCCTGATACGGTTGCTTATGAATGTGAGCATTGTAAATATCACATTCCTCATAGTAAAAAAAGATGGATGGTAGAACGAGGTGAATGGAGGTCTACTTATCCTGGTAATGGTAAACATGTTGGATTTCATATTTGGTCTGCCTATTCCTATTCACCAAATGCAAGTTGGTCAAATTTAGTTGAAGAGTTTTTGGAGTGTAAACAAGATCCAGAGCAGTTAAAGACATGGATTAATACAACATTAGGAGAAACGTGGGAAGACGAATATGCGTCGAAGGTGGGAGCAGAATCTTTAATGGAACGTGCAGCAGAAGCTAAATATGAAAGAGGAGTCCCACCAGAGGAAGCATTAGTTTTATGTATGGGATGTGACGTACAAGATGATCGTTTATCTATGAGTATTTGGGGTATAGGTAGAAATGAAGAAATGTTCCTTGTAGATAGAAAGGTTATTTACGGATCTCCAGCAAGAGCAGATTTGTGGAAGCAGATGGATGAAGTGTTGATGAGTACCTATAAATCGAAAGATGGATATGATTTAAAGATTGAAAGTTCAGCAATAGATACTGGAGGTCACTTTACTCAGGAGGTTTACCAGTATGTCAGGGAAAGATCCCAGTTAGGCTTGATTGGTATTAAGGGTGCAAGTCAAAAAGGTAAACCGCCGTTAGGTAAACCAACAACGCAAGATATAACTTTTTCTGGAAAGGCATTAAAACGAGGGGTGAAATTATTTCCTGTTGGAACTGATGTTATAAAGACGACTTTGCATAATAAATTGAGAGATGCAGAAATAGGTGAAGGGTATATTCACTTTTTTCCGACAATTACGCAAGATTATTTTGAAGAATTAACTGCTGAAAGGCAGGTATTACGATATAAAAATGGTTATCAAGAAAGAATTTGGGTTAAGAAAAGTTCAGCAAGAAACGAAGCTTTAGACGAAGCTGTTTATGCGTGGGCAGCGTTTCAGAGATTTCAGCAAAGGTATGATCGTCGAACAATGTGGGATCAATTAGAAAAAAGGCGTAAACCAGCAGAGCCTAAGCAGGAGGTTCCGCTAAGATCAAAAGGACGTAAATCTTCTAATCGGCAAAATTTTGTCGGTAATTGGTGATTAAAAGTGCCTATTCCTAAACAAGTTAGAGCTGGCGACCTTATTCAGTGGAGAGACAACTCAACTGTTGATGTCTTCGGCGAACCAATTAGTAGTCCTGATTGGACAGTTACTTATTACTTAAGAACTAATACTTCATCTGAAGGAGCCACTGTTAGTAGTACGGCTTACACAGATGGATGGCAGTTTTCAATTGCTTCTGCAACTTCAGCAAACTTTGATGCAGGTGATTGGTATTTTCAGGCAGTTGCAGATAAGTCTGGAGCAGAGAAACAAACTATATTTACAGGTCGATTTGAGGTATTAGCAGCATTAAGTTATTCAGGAACGCCTGCTGCTTATGACGGAAGGAGTCAAGTTAATAAGGATCTTGATTTAGTAGAGTCTGCGATTCGAGCTTTATTAAATAATGGTGTTGTTCAGGAATATAAAATAGGAAGTAGAACAGCTAAAAAGTATGATTTAAGCGAACTTTTAGTGCTAAAAGCAGCATTAAAGGCAGAATTAGTAAGAGAACAGGCTGCCGAGAAAATTGCTAATGGCCTTGGCAATCCTAGAGCTGTTCACGTTCGTTTCGGAGCTTAACAATGGGAATCGTCAATGCGTGGAAAGGCTTCTGGACTTCTGGGGATGGCTTCGGGCAATCTGCTGTTTCAGACATTGTTAAACCTAAAAGACCAGTTAGGACGTATCAAGGAGCCTTGATTTCAAGGCTTACTTCTGACTGGATGAGTAGTCAAAGTAGTGCTGATGCTGAAATTAAAACGAGTCTGAGGAAGCTAAGAGATAGGTCAAGAGAATTAGTTAGAAATAATCCTTATGCAAAGCAAGCAAAAAGGACTACACAGATTAATACAGTTGGAACTGGCATGAAGTTCCAGTCGGATGTTACTCAGCTAAGAGGTAACAGGAAGGATAGGAAGATTAATTCAATGATTGAGTCGAGATGGAAGGATTGGTGTAGGGCAGAAAATTGTGATGCTGCTGGTAAATATAATTTTCAGCAACTTGAATGGTTAGCTGCTGGAGCATTACCTGAGTCGGGTGAGGCAATCTTTAGGATTATTAGAAAACCTTTAGGTAATTCTGTTGTGCCATTGGCATTACAGATGATTGAGAGTGATCTATTGGATGAGGAATATGACGGTAAGACGTTGAACAAAAATAATGAGTGGCGAAATGGAGTGGAAGTTAATGAGTGGGGAAGAGCTGTTAGATATGCGATCTTGACTAAACATCCAGGGGATGCAATTTACATCTCGTCAGTTACAGATAATAGGAAACATATTTTCTTACCTGCGTCTGACATTATTCATCTTTATTTACCTGAAAGGCCAGGTCAGAACAGGGGTGTGCCTTGGTTCCATAGTGTTATGGCAGACATGCACCAATTACAGGGCTATGAGGAAGCTGCTGTTATCAGGGCAAGGGCTGGCGCAAGTATCATGGGATTTGTGACAAATAATGAGGGAGAGTTAATTGGAGATGAAGTAGAAGCTAATCAACGAGTACAAAATTTCGAGCCAGGAACCTTTCGTTACTTAGCTCCGAATGAGAATATTACTGTCCCAGACATTGATTATCCAAGTCAGCAGTATGAGATGTTCGTTAAAAATAAGGTACGTCGATTTGCTAGTGGCTTTGGATGTTCCTTTGAAACAGTAAGTAGGGATTTCAGTGAGACAAACTATTCAAGTTCAAGATTGAGCTTGTTAGAAGATAGAGAACATTGGAGAGTTGTTCAAAAGTATTTAATTGATAATTTCCATTATCGGATCTTTAAAGAGTGGCTTTCTTTAGCTTCTTTATCTGGTGATCTTGATTTTATTGATTACTCAGCAAGGCCAGAAAGATATTGTCAACCAAGATGGACACCACCAGCACAACACTTCGTTGATCCATTGAAGGAAGTCAAAGCTTATAGAGAAGCAGAGCAAGCTGGTTACATGACTAAATCTCAGGTAATTGCTGCTTCTAATGGTGGTGATTATGACGATATAGTTGCTGAGTTAGCAAGAGAAAAGGAGATAGCAGAAGAAGCAGGTGTAGTTTTAGATAAAGATCAGCTTGGAGTCCCTGCACCTGAAGAGCAATTAGAACTGCCGATTGCAAAGAAATCTGCACCTACGACTAGAAGAAAAAAAAGAACTAAGGCATGATATTGGGTAGATAAACTATCATTGGGGGAGGTTCCTCGATTTAATTTATGGAAAACGAAAAAGTTTCTCCTGAGATGGAGAAAGATAAAGAGGTCGAGGAAGAATCTTCGACAAGAATAGATCCTACTGAAACGCATCAAAGAACTGAATTAACTGAGTTTAGAAGTGTCGGTAAAGGTCGTACTTTTGAATTTCCTTTTAGTTCTGAATACCCAGTAGAAAGGTATTTTGGTAAAGAAGTGTTAAAGCATGATGACAGATCAGTTGATTTTAGTCGTCTAAATTCTGGTGCTGCACCCCTTCTTTGGAACCATGATCCAGATCGCCACATAGGAATAGTCGAACGTGCATACATCGACAAAGACACTAAACGTGCTTATGCAAAAGTTCGCTTTTCACGCAATAAATTTGCTTCTGAAGTCTTAGAAGACGTTAAAGATGGAATTTTGCGTGGTATTTCCTTTGGTTATCAGATAAAGAATATGGAGGAAAATGACGGAACATTCATCGCAGATGACTGGGCTGTGCATGAAGTATCGGTTACTCCTATTCCTGCTGACCCTACTGTTGGGATCGGAAGGTCGTTAATCTCGTCTAATAAAGATTTG